GGTCATGAGGAGGGCGTAGATTGTGCTCCCTCTCCGGGAGACGGTCGTATCATCCATCCTGAGCACGCCGAGATCTGTTTTCTCTACCCCGTCCGTGATGACTCCGGAACCGCCGCGGATGGCGCAGAAGTTGCCACCCGTGATATTCAGTTGCCCCTGAAGTCGATGGCCTTGAAGATTGATTTCGCATGGGACCGTGATCGTAGGGCTTTCCACGATGTCCACCTCGAGCGTAATTCTCGAGGGCTGGATAATGGACACCGTGGATTCAGCGCTAAAATTCCACGGCTTGTCGATTACCGCCGTCCGGGTCGATCCCGTATAACCGGAAATACGCGCCCATTGACATACCAGACCGTTGCTCGGAGTGGTATCCGTGTTGAGGACATACCAATCCTTGTAGAAATCGTCCACCGAGCTCTGAGATCCGGTGAATACCACCACGCCCGCCGTCGTTCCCCCCTGCGGGACGACGCCGGAGATCGTCTGGGATGTCTCGGCCGCAAGCGCCGCGGTGATGGTCGGGTAAGCCACGCCTGATCCGCCTATGACGGACTCCGACGGGCCTATTCCTTTGTCCGCCTCAAGGATTCCCTGCAACATATTCCCGTATCCTTACGCGAGTATGGTATCAACGATGTCTGAATATCCGGTAAATCCCATAAGGGTCGAAGAAACCGCTCCGATCACGCTCTGCTGGAAAGTGACCTTGAAGTATTTGCCTTTCCTGATGAGAATCCCTTCGCCGTCCTTGTCGCTCCCTCGGAAAGTAAGGAGCACGGTTCCGCCGTCAGAGATCACGATCTGGGATACGGTGGTATATGACGCTCCGTCCGTCGAGACCTTTAACCTGAATACATTGTTGCTCGTTCCAGCTCCCGCCGTCGCCATGAACGATGTAATGAGCGTCTGATTCCCGGTGGACGGGTCCGGATCGTTTGGGAGCGACACCGCGGATATGAGATCCACCTCCGTAACACTTCCCGCATGCGATCCGAATTTGTGCAGGCGGCCCTCAGCCGAAAACGTGCTCATCTAAGATTCCCTTTCACCATTCCGGGCGATTATACCCACGTCGGCACCCAACGGGTAGTACCATCCGAGCATTTGATCTGTTCCCACCTGCTCTGCGCTGCCGTCGTCGGGCCGCTCCCGCCGATAGTCCCGAGAGTGGCCGCCGCGCCGCCTCCGAGCGTGTGTGTCGCCAGAGAGACGACGACTACTCCCGTCACGTCCGGGTAAGTGTAAGTCCGATTCGACGTGTTGGAATGGTCGAAAATGCCCTGCGATGACGTGCCGGAATACCAGGATATATTTCCGGAAGACGTGAACCGCATGGCGCTGGTGGGAGTGGTATTCACGCCGTGCTGACGAAAGAGAAGATCTCCGGTAGACGTATCGACTCCCCAGGAGTATCCGGATTTTATCGCGCCGTTAGCGAGCTCTGGGAGCCCCGCATAGAAGTAGGCTCCAGGCCCGACCCCGAAAAAAGTCGTAGAGGTCGTGATGTTCGGCGGCACATACCCGTCAGCCGCGTCCGACATCGACACTTCCGGAGGAAGGATGCACCATCCGCCGGGACCCGTCCCGCAGGGGAATTTGCTCTGTCCCGGAGCCTGCGTGTAGACGTAAGGATCGCCCTTCGCGCCGGTCCGAGTGGAAGGCCCGGACCCGCCGCTCGCCACGCTCCCGCCCTGGCCGGCAAATGCCGTCATCTGGCCCGTGATGGGCCTTTCCTTTTCCGCCTTATCGACGGATGCGACCGGCGGCCTGACGTCTCCAGAGTCGTTAGGGAGGCCAGGCGTATGGTTCTGAGGCCACGCCAGCATCCCGGAACCCGCCAGCTGCGTGATCGCGCCGACAAATCCTACGACGTTATTCAGGAGAGTTTTCGCATTCGCTCTCACATCCACGGACGCGACATTCGGGCGCGACAGGTTTCCAGCTCCCGTAGAGCCTCCCGTCAGAGTGGATATGGCCGGTCGGGTGCCGGTTACGGGAGTCGGGATGCCTGGCCGTGACGGAACCCCAGTGAAAGGAGAACTCGTCCAGATGGCCCAGTCCGCCCCGGTCCATGAGAGGTGGCATCGTACATAGTGCGAATATTCTTTCCCATCGTGATAGACGTCCTCGAACCTGATAGGACCGTCTTCCGCAGCGTTTTTCCTGAAAAGCGCGTTCGTCCCGATATGGAGCATATTGACGGGATGGCCGTCCGCGTCCTTTCCGATCCTGTGGATGTCGTTCTCGCCTCCGACGTCGAACGGGCCTCCGTTCGTGCGGGAGCCGCGGGCCACGATATCTCGATCATAGAACCATCCGCCGGAGGTGTCTCCGCATCCGCTGGGGCCTAGTTGCAGGGAAATTACGTTCTTCCCTCCGAGCGGCTCTTTCACCACCCGAAAGGCGCTTTGTAGATGCTGGGTCCGCTTTGGGTCGACCCGGAAATCGTCTCCGAGATCGCACACCAGCGAGCCCATCTTCGGATCGCCCGCGGCGTTGACGGCGACAAGACGAGAATCCGTCGGCATGAAATAATTGACCTGACGTTCCTCGTTCGTGGCGGCAAGCGCGATTCCGAAAGCCCCCGCATGCGGTTTCCAGAGAGGCTTTCCGTCCTCGTCTTTCGGAAGTTCCGGCGTAAGGGGACTGAATCTCTTGTCCGGGGCGTACTCCTCTCCGATGCACGGGAGCATCTGATATGAGCCTGGAGAGAACGTCCCGCACTTGCTTTTTGCGCCCGTGGCTACCGAAGGCCGCCCCCCCTTCCCCTGTAGGGTCGGCGTAGCTCCGGACTTGCTCCCGATCAGGACTGCCGGCCAGCACCAGGACCAGCCGCCGACGGGCCTTGTGTTCTTCGGCCAAAAATGCGCCTGCGTGACGTCTCCCGCCGAAGCCGGATCGTACTTCCAATGTCCGAGGCCGAATTCGCCTGCATCATTCCTGCCGGTGATCGAGACCGCTATGATCCCCGCGCGCAAGTCGAGGTCATACTCCCTGTCATACTCGTTGTGCCGCAGCGGGAGGATTCCGATCCCGCGCGGCATCCGGCTGTCGTTGATGAACACTACCGCACCAGTTTCATGATTACTTTCCTGTCTCCCGCGCCCAAGTACGAGAATAGCGATATCGGCTGGACATCTTCCGGGAAGCTAACGCGGGTGGTCGCCACAGCGTCAATCCCGACGTTGTGCTCGATCGCGCCGACATATCCGGCGGGTTCAAGCCCTGCATTCATGTAGCCCGTACCCTCTCCCTGGTAGCGGTCTACCAAGGACGCGTAAATCGAAGCGGCTTGAGCGAGCGCGATATTATTGAGAGACGCTCCTCCATTGGCCGACGTGGTGCCCTCGTTGATGACAAGGCCGGATAAATCGGGTTCCCCGCTTTGAATCCCGATGGCTTTCTCGATGTCGTTTTTCCGCGCGTCCAGCCATTGTACGCGGGCGACTTCGATAGCTCCGCTGATGCGGATTTCCATGGTCGGGCCTTTTGCGTCGTTGAGCGCCGCTGCCTTGGTATCCGGCAACAGCCCGGCCACGTCGTTCGGCTTGATTACGATCTTATGCAGCTGCGCTTCCGTGTTCGGCGATGCTGGAGTGACGGTCAACAGCACGCAACATTTGAACGAGCTTGACAGCATCGGAGCCTGAGTGTTTTCGATTACGGAATTAAAGGCGATCGGCAAATCCTGATTGCGGATATTCGAGGTCGGGATCGTGCTTGATTCGATCTGGGAAGGCAGGATCATTTCATACGTTCTAGCCGGGTCGATGCTGTACTCGAGATGAATGATCCCCTGATCCTCATCGAGGATAGATACGACGGCAGGGGAAGGCCGCACCGTTGAATCAAGCGTCCCGCCGTCCGTCGGATACGCCGTGCGATTGATGGCGTAGGGCATCTGCTCTCCGTTGCCCGCGCGCTTGCGCCTGAGTCTCTGGGTTGGGATGATGCAGTAGTCTCCGAATGCGACGGCAGGGGCGCGCTGGCCGGTCTGCGGATTGATCGTCGCAACCCTGAAGGACTCCACCAGCAACACCTTATCCATGAGCTTCTTTGAAAGTCCGAACGTCGTTCTGTAATGGCTCTGCAAAGCCGCAAGCCTGCCGATCCAGTCTGCAAGCGTCCCATCCTGCGGAACCTGCTCGCCCGTGATCGCCAAGGCTTCCCACAAATCCATTCCCGGAACAAAGGCGCGCCGAGCGATGTCGTGGTCTAAGTTGCGCGTAACCCCTTGGATAGGGAGAGGCCCCCACGAGCGAAATGCATCGTCTACCGTGATATAGGTACCTTGGTTGAGAACCTTTCCATTGACGGGTAGAGAATAATCGGGCAAGGGGAGTACGTTGTCCATGCGATCAGCCGCGATACCGTCGGATGTCACGGTCGCCCCGGATGCCAGAGAATTCTCGATGAAGTTAACCCGGTATTCGAGCTTCCGGGTAAACAGGACGTGAATCGCTCGCGGCCTTATGTTGGAATTCTTGACAAGATCGGTATGGCCTTCAAAAGCGATCTCTGGAAGAATGCCTTTCACGATATCCGCTTCTTTGCCCGTTGCGCGCGAGTACACCACGGCATCCCCGGAGGGATTGATATAGAGCGCCGCTTCTGGGAAATATTGCAGGATTCGATTGACCGCCGCATCCCCCGAATCGTCTACTTGAAGTTCCTCCACAGGAAGCGGAGTCAGCTTCGATCCCACTTCATCGCGCACGATGACCTTGAATTGCCTCCCGAAGTCACGGCGCTCCTTGTCGGATAGCGTTTGCAGGATATCGTTAAAAATCCTCCTCGCCACCCATGGACGCCGGGCGGATGAATTCGCCTCCACAGGGCCGCTATCCACCGAGTAATCCGCGTATGCCAAATCAGGAGCGGTATCGAACGGCTGGGCGAATTCCGTATTCGAGACAAGCCGCTTGACTCCGGTGGCGCGGCGCATATTGTATCGGCGCGGCCCCAAGTGCCACAAACTCCACCAGCACCGACGATCCGCCACCATGACGCGATTCTCGAACGGCACCGACCCCGGAAGCACCTTCAGCACATACAGATTTTCGACCTTAAGAGCTTTCCCCTCTTCAGGGGTGATCAGCAGCGTGTACGGACCTGGATTCCCGACAAACGCCTTTGCGTCATCAGGGGCCATGACGTAGGTTTCGATGTTCGGGAAAGTGCCTTCCCGAAGCGTCCACTTGACCGGTTCGGAACCGATGAGAGGAATCCCGTTCAGGGTTGCGGTAATCAAGTAGCCACCGAATTACCGAGATTCCCAGTCAAGCCGCCGAAGTTCGCCACGCTTGCGCGCTTCCTGTCCCTCCTCTCGGCCACCGTTTCTAGATGCACTTCAGCAATCATATCCTTGCCGGCCCCTGGAAGTCCCTGGACCTTCACCGGCAGCGTCGGTTTCCGGCTCACTAGCGCCCATTGAGTATCGTTCATGATGGCGCTGATGATCTTGTCTCCCACATTCCCTTGAAGCTTTTGAATCTCGTTATAGGGGTCCGCGCTTGTGACGCGCTTCTTATACTCCTCCGTCACGATCCGCTGCTTGATGCTCGGTCCCTGGTACTCATACCTGGAATAGGGATTCCCATCCCACACGGGCTTTAGGATCCTGTTGTACGTCATGTGATCCGTCACGCTGACCGTCATCTCGAAAATGTTAGACGTGTAGACGATGAATTCCATCGTGGCCGACATCTTTCGCTCATGAGGGTCCCAGGACGGCTTCTCGTCCAACAGGATCACGCTTCCGATATTCACCTGTCCGGCGACATTGATTAGATAGCCTCTCAGATTGTTTTCCCATTTGGATTTCATCGCCGACAGCGAAGTGATCGTCACCTTGTTAAAATGGCAGGTAAAGGAGATTGTGGTAAGAACAGGCCGAGCTTGAGTGACCGTCTGATTCCCAGGGCTTGTATTCCCGGCGACAATCGTTGACCCTGGCCCGCCAGGGAAGCCTCCTCCGAATGGATCTCGAGGGGCGGCATTCCCGACCCCGCCGACCGTGACGCCTCCAGCCGTGGAATCCCCAGGCGACGAAGCATTGCGCGTGATGATGACGCTTGGGTCTATGATATCCGTGTCGTCAAGACCGCTCGACGACTGGTTAAACAGGATCTCCCGATAGACCACCACGAAGGCGCATATTTTGTTGGTCTCGTTGCGCGTCGTCTGCGGTTCGCTCACGAGTTCCCATGTAGCGGACGAGTCCACAATAACCAGCGCCGACGATGCGTAAGCCGCAATCTGGGCGTTGTATTGAGCGTAAGCCGTAGTCGTGCCGTCTGAACTGTTGGCCGTATACGTCCCCTGAATCGTCACGGTGCGCTTGCGGGACGGCGAGTATTCGACCGTGACGGATGAGTCCTGCCGGAAAGCGGTCCCGACGTTATCGGCAGGGAGTTGGAATTCAAACCGGATCGTGTAGTGCCTGGATCTTCCCGTATCGGCGGGATCGCCTGCTTTGATGATGCTCGGCTGGCAATCAAAACCCGTGTTATCGCTCTGCTTGAGACTCAAGAGAGTGGTAGATCCAAGGGTAAGGACGAAATCGCCGCGAGGAGTCCGGAACGCCGCCTCGAGGGTCTGACACTCCGTCACAAACGCGGCCTCCGAAGCATGCCCCGCCGTGATGAAGTTGACCTCAATCGCCGTCCGGGCGTACTCTTTCGGCCCCAGGATCGTATAACCTTCGATCTGGCGCGCCGACGAGCCGCCGATCGTCACCCCCGCATAGGTCAAAGACAATTCACGAGTGAGAGGCATTTATCTGCCCATGCCTCCCCTGACGGCTTCGCCTATCTCGCGTCCGATGGCTTTCGATGTCTGAATGGACTTGAACCGCTCGAAAGCCTTTTCAAGATTGCGCTCTTGAGCGGAATACTCAAACTGCTGGGCGTAGATGCGCGCCACGTTGGGGACCTGGCCGCTCACCTGAGCGGCGGCGCCAGCTATCTCCTTGGTACGCGCAGCCGCCTCATAGAGCCCGATTACCCGGCTCTCCATGGCCGTCACTTTCGCCTCAAGGCCGCTAAACATCTCGACAAACTTATTCGTGACATCGCTCCCGCCTGCTGCGCCCTCTAAAAGCGATGTGTAAGCAAGAGCGGTCTTAATGGCGACGCGAGAAATCCCATACGCCGCCGCGGCCTTAGCCCCAAACTTCAGCACCGCCCCGGCTGTCCTGGACAGTCCCGCCGCGCCCGCCGCGCCCGCCGCCGTCTGTGCCAGTTGAGAAATCGGACTCGCCGCTTGCGTCGCCGCCTTAGTGGCGGTTTGCATTGCTTGGCCGACGATGTTCTTTGGAGCCTTCGGAGTAGACGCCGGAGCCGCAGCACCCCCACCCGTTCCACCGGGTGAAGTCGCCCCCGGCTTAACCGTCCCGCCCATCCCGAGCGTCTTTAGAATCCGACCCTTCCGCTGTGCATCCGAAATGTCCAGCTTGACTTTGATCTGCACTTCCTTGGCTACGATGTCGCCCATATAGATTAGACCGCAACTCCGTAGCAGGAAAAAGCGTAGTCCCGGTACGCCACCATGACGCTACCTATCTGGTCGACCTCAATCTCGCTCTTTTGAGTGCACTGCAAATCGACAGACTCAAGGGCGTTCAGCCTGCCGATTGCGTTGAATACCTCCTGCTCGATCTCGAAAATACCCCTGCCTTCCGAGCGGGTAGATCCCTGAGTAGGATTCGCTCCCATAAGAGGAGCTTCTCCGGTCCAGTCGTTCGGGATATCCGTGATGAGTCTTAGCCCGACGGTGAATCTCAAAAACGCGGGCTCCTCGTTGAATTCGGGATCGCTCTCCGTTCCCCCAGGCTTCAGGATTGCAATCGGACATCTGAGGGTGGACATAAACCAAATATCTTTCCCCATCGAGATCGCCACCGAGCCGGTTGGGAACACCACCGACCCAACCCCGCCCCAAGTGCGGGCAACGAGCTTTGCCTTGAGCGACGTGAGCAGTTGATATTCGGTCATGGCTTATCCAGAGCCGCCGAAACTGCGGCATCATCCCCCTCGATGATCTGCGCGGCTTTTACGGGATTTTTCAGCATGAGCGCCATCAAAGCCGCTCGCTCAGCCCACACCTTATCCCCGGCTTTTGCGAAAATCTCCCGAGAGTCGTTGGACAGCATCAGCCAATCGTGAGCGGACAGCCCCGAACGCACCATATCCATAGCGAGACCAACAAGCGCGGCCTTTTGATCCTCGGACAGTTCCCCATCCGTCGTCAAATGCCGAGCCAGAAACCAATCGCCGTTCATAGACTCAAACTCGAAAGCCGGTTGTAATCGTAGCATCTGCCGCTTGAATCCATGGACCCGACAAACGAATAGGCTATCCCGAGCTCCTCGCCGAGAGACAGCTGTAGCTCAAAGGCATCGTCGAAATCCGGAATCGCCTTGTAGAGGATGAGCGAATTATGAGCCGTCGCCGCGCGAGCGGCGAAAAGAAGAACCCCCCCGAAGGAGGTGAATCCGCTTACGCCAGGCCTGACCGCCCCCGAACCCGTCACCCTGAATTTGAAACCTCCATTTGACCCATCCGGGTTATTGGCTATCGCATTGATCGCGTCATTATCGGGGTATCGAAGCACCCCGCGGAATCTGACGACTTCGCCGCCGTAAATCCGGTCTGCCACGAGCCCGAATTCCTCGGCCCAGATTTCGCGGTCTTGAATCTCGCTGGTAAACCGCTGATCTCGAGACATCCCAAGAGCCGTCCCCCCATAGGGGAATGCACCGCCCAGCGACGAAGGATTCCAGACGAGAGCTCCTGGAGTCCTTACGATCAGATTTGCCGCGCCTGTAGCCATCCGCCTAAGTCCCCATCGTCCAATCGGCGAGACGCTGTTCGATATCCTTGAGCGCCTGAGCCGTGATTCCGATGAACGGTCTGGGTACGATCTTCACGGAATATTCCGTTACGTTCGAGTTACGAAGAAATGCGATTCTTCTGAGGGCAACCGTTGATCCGATCGTGCCTTTCTTCCCGCCGACTTTCCCGGCTTTGAACCTGTCCCACACTTCCGCGAAGTTTACGCGCATCGCTTCTGTAATCCGGATCTTAGACACCCCCCCTTGATGCTGCTTGTTCGCGTAGGGTTGCATACTGCCGCATTTGACGAAAAATTCCCCAGCATTCTCCTTCCCGGAAGTCGATGCGATTGAATTCTTGAGCATCCCGGTATCCATGACGGCGGGGCGATCCTGGAATCTACGTTCCTTGATCTTGGGACCTTTCCCGAGATCCATGAGAGCCCCCGCGATGTTCAGTTTCGCCCCAGACTGATTCGGATACCGAGGCTTCCACTTCGTCTCTCCGAAAGCCTGCTTCGTGAAGGCGTCTTTCGATTCACGGGCCAGGATGACACCGAACGACTTGAGCAGCGCCGTCGGCCCTTTGTCGAGCCTCTGATTTAAGCGGTCGATCTCTGCCTGATCGTTGATATTGATCTTCCATTCGAGGGGAGCCGCCAAGGGATCGCCCTCCTTGTTATGGTAGGCTGGTCGAAGAGAATCCCGTGCCTGACTGATCCGGGGTAAAGTCCGAAGTCTCCCCATAATCAAAGAACGGCCTGACCACGCCGCCGGAGGGATTCTCTGCGCTCGGCGTGAGCGTCGAGGACGTGACAGGAGCGAATCTATCCCGCGCGTCGACCTTCGCCTCGTCCTTCATCAGCTTCTCGATCGACTTAAGAAGCGAATCGTACTGATCCTGCGTCTGAGCCGAATACATTTGAAGGATGAGGATTACCGCCGGAACGCATACCGCCACATGCCGAGCGTTTGTGTCGTCGTAGGTGCTGTTACCCCATATCAGAAAATACGCCTCAATATCCGTACAGGCATATCCCAGCTTGGTAGCGTCAACCGTTGTTGCGGTGGTATCCCCCGCCCTCGTCAGATTGACGAGGATTTGATTCGGATATCGGGCTATGACGTTTGTCGAGAGGCTCATTCGTCATCCATTGACCGGGATGCGCTCTTCCGTATACACGATACGCCATTTCCATGTCGGCCCTGTCGTGGCCGCTGATGTGTAGATGAGGATCGAGCCCGTAGTCCCGATCTGGGCTTCATCGTAGTAGTAGAGCACCGTTCTTGTATTCACGAGCGCGGCGATATTCGTGCCGTCAAGATAGCGGGTGCCGCCGCCGGCGGCGGAAGCCGTGGGATTGGTATAGCACGTCGCGCCGGAAGTGACGGTAGACCTGGCGCTGTGATTCTGAGGCACATGAGTAGCGCCGCCCGAGCTGAACCGGTTGGCCGTGTCGATCGCTACAATCACGTCGATCTTAGCCCCCGCCACCGTCCCATCCTGGGTAAGTTCGATGCGATTGAGCGTCAGCCGGGTTCCCGCCGTGGTCTGAGCGATCAAAAAGGTCGGAGTCGTCGCCGCAAGGGAAGTCTGACCCGTGACCGTAGATCCAAGCGTCTGGTGCGTGAAACTGAACCGGGCACCCATGGCGGCGCTTGCGAAACCGGTGTCAAACGCCGCAGGCACCGATGGGGCATTGGATGGACTCCAAAGAAAATCAGCTACGGGCATGATCGAATCTCCTAGTTAGACGGCTCGGCCCATGTCGGGGATCCGCTGGTCGGCAAGTACGCATTCCAGAATATCCACAAAAACCTCTGAATGATTGCCGCCTCAGCCGCCGAGTCAGTCCACTCTCCTTTGTCTTTGCGTAAAAACGGCGTGGCAGATCCGATGATCTTGTACCACGATCCATCAAAGTTATCGTACTGAGAAATGCACACGTCATCCACAAGCGTATAGCCCGTAGTACGAGACGATAGCGCAACCTTTACGGTCGGATTTTCCTGATTCCAGCGGCTAAACCAATTGTCCTGTCCGATCGTCATACGCAGTATTTGCCATCCAGATTGAGCGGCAAGCACCACGCTTACGCTCTTGCTTCCGAGCGTAAGCGTGAGAGTTCCATCGCCGGTCCCGACCGATCTATTCCATGCGATCTGAAGATAAGCCGGCGTGAACGGATCGAATCTGGCGGACCTGACATTGAAGTTCTGTGTAAGCGAATCGTTGGTCGAAAACCTCACGCTCGCGGGAGTCGTATCCCCGACAAAATCGCGGTAATAGTTGGTCGTATCGATCTGAAAATTACCTATCGAAGTCCCAACCGTCCAATTCGTGATGTCCGTAGGAACCGTAGTTGTACCGCTGTACTGGCTGAAACTTGGATTGTCGATGAAGTTGAACGAGTCCCGTGCGGAGTAGGCCCTGATATTCGCCAGCTTCCCGGAACCTACGATTTTCAGCGCATCAGGTTCCGGCGCAGAGCCTCGAATCTCAAACAGCTCCTCATGCTCATCAGCCCCCGAATGCTCGTCCGCGATGCACTCGATGTACTTGGTATCCGGCGTCTGGGCTTCGATGTCGTAATTGTTCTCGTCCTTGTTGAGCCGGTTCACCACCCCGGTACCCGTCCCGGTCAGGGCTGGGGGCGTGGCAAAAGTAAACGTCCTCGACTTCACCGATAGCGAGTTGTCGATGTAATACTGATAGAGACGCCTCAAGATCGTGGGGACATCCGTCTCGGTCGCGGCGATAAATTTGCCGTACTCAAGGAAGCCCGCCACGCTGCCGCCCTGGAAGGCGTTCAGCACGTTGACCAGCCCGGCCCTCACTCCAGCGATTCCCTCCCCCCATTGCTGGATAAAGTTTGTTTCGAGGGATTGAATGAGGGTATCTTCCATCGTCAGGTAATTTGATCCGACGTCGCTGGAGGACCCGGCAGCCGTGTGAGTGCCCGAAAACTTGCGGAACTGCTCAAAGAGCCGGATAAAGTTGGATAGCTGAGATTCTATCTCGGCTCTGGTGGGCGAAGCCATCTAGGGGATCTCCCAGTTATGTAACCAGAGGCTCCCCGGCCACTACATCAAGCTCAAGGGGAGCTTCCTTCATGTACAGGAACTTCCCAAGCGGCTCGTCATTATCCAGCTTCCGATACCGCTTGCTGGGTGTTCCATCCGCTTCCTTGACGTTCAGGATAAACCCCTTGGTGTGATCCTTATCAGCCCATCGGATCACCTTTCGGGATATTGCGTTCTTGATTCGATCAATCTCGAGCTCGGAAAGCTCGTAGAACGCTCCGGGCCGCGACGTCCTGACGGTCTCCCGCGTCTGCTGATCGCTAGCCACAAGTTCAGTCCTGCGCGGAAAACTATACCCCCCCACCGTGACGCTGAAGAACGGGCACGTCTTCTCGATAGCCCCGCA